ATTTTGAAATCTTAAAAGAACATCGCGGCGGTCATCAGATGCAAGGGCAGCTTGCGTTTGGGGAGGCTTTGCAAGCCAAGATCAAGGAAGTCAACAGATGAAGTTCAAGAATCATCCGGCATTCCCTACGCACGAAGCTAAAGACTCAGGCAGGGCTGGCATATCAACGCTAGATTATTTTGCAGCTAAAGCCATGCAGTCACTTGTTGATGCTGCGCCAGAAGGGTATGAGTTGGACTATGACGACATCGCAAGAACGGCATACAAACAGGCGAAAGCCATGATGAAAGAGAGACAAACATGACACAAGATAAACATGAATGGCATTGCAGATGCGTGGACTGTCTTGAGGTAAAACTTAAACAGGCCAACGAAGAAATAGTAATGCTACACAAAGTCTGTGCCAGTAAAAAACAACGTTGGGTTGATTTAAACGAAGATGAAGTTTTGCGCTTGTGGCAGGCGTGCAAGATACCCGTGCATCTTGAGAAGCCGAATGACATTGGTCATAGGTTTGCACGGGCGCTTAGTTTTGGTTTGCGTGAGGTTAACTATTATGCGTTTTGTATTGACGCAAGAGAGGAGAAGAACACATGACACAGGAAGAAGCATTACGCAGAGCTATCGAAGCTTTAGAAAACATTAAAGCCGACCGACAAATTATTCCAACATCGGGATTAATTTCAGCACTCAAGGAAGCCCAACCACGCAAATGGGTAGGGCTGACGGAGGGTGAACAAGTTTTGCTTGCTCGGGACTACGGTGACACACCGCTTACTTTGATTTACGCAGTGGGAAATATGTTGAAGGAGAAGAACGGTGCTTGAAACAATCAGAACATTCTGGGGTAAGGTGCGCGGGTTGCGTGGTGAGCGTAGGACGGTAATTGAACAAGGAACAATGTGGCGCTGCACAAAGTGCCAGCTTATTTTTGTAACCAAGACAGCAGGAGAACAACATCAATGCCAAGACCAAAGAGTGAACTGACCAAATCAGGCAAAGCAGTAGGCATACGATTAACAGAATGGGAGTATCAAGAATGGATCAAACTTGGGGGGACAAAATGGCTGAGAGCCGCGCTAAAAGAAAACAAACAAAAGACCGTCCGGTCTTCGATGGAGTCCGTGAGTACAACGACTGGAACCCGTTCGAGCGCGTAGACCCCGCAGTCATTGCAGACATTCACAAACGCCACGATCACAACAAGATCGTACATACACTGGAAGATACAGAGGAGGAAGAAAATGGACAAACACTTTAACGGCACACGGGCTGACGACTTACAGATCAGCGGCAACCACTACAAAGAGATGGCAGTGCAGCCGTGGGAACTGATGGAGTCAGTGCTGACACACGAGGAGTTCGTCGGCTATCTGAAGGGTAACGTCATCAAGTACGCACTGCGTGCTGGACGCAAAGACGGCAGCGATGACTTGGGTAAGTGCAGGCACTACATGATGAAACTCAAAGAAGTACAGAACAAGGGCTAGGCGGTATACAGTTGTGATGTGTGTAAGCCTAGTAGATGCGACCACAACATCACGGACAGCAGTGGTGCCTAGCCTTTGGATTACTACTGCTGTTCGACTTTCCAACCGCGAAGCGAGGGGGCGCGGAATCTACTTGACCCCCTCACCAATTCAAAGGAAACTGTATGGCATCGACACCGGAAGTAAAAGTAAAAAAGCAAATCAGGAAGTTGCTGGATGAGCTTGGCGTGTACTACGCTATGCCAATAGGCACAGGCTACGGCAACTCAGGGGTGCCAGACTTTCTGGTATGCGCCAAGGGTGTGTTCATTGGCGTGGAAGCAAAGGCAGGGAAGAACAAACCCACCCTGCTTCAAGAAGAACATCTGCGCCGCATACGAAGCGCAGGGGGAGTGGCAATGGTAATTAACGAAGACAACATAAACGAACTCAGAAAGGTATTGACATGAACGAAGAAGAACGTATGGAAGCTCGATTGGCAGCAATGTCAGACGAAGAAAAAGCACACTTCAAGATGGTGGTGCTTGAACTCATCCAGTGCTACGGCCCTGATGGGAAGCAAGCGGTCATCCTGTTTCACGGTAGCGACAAGCTGGGCGGTATCGTCACACTCAACTGCAACGAGATGGAGGCGGCAGAACTTATGCTGGAAGCCAACGATTTTTTCGGCTACTTGAACGTTATTGGCGCACCCCCAAAGGAGGCATTTAATTGACTAAACCATTTGACCGCATCATCACCACCGACTTCGAGACTCGGTGGGACAAGCGTGACTACACGTTATCAAAGATGACAACAGAGGAGTACATCCGTGATAAGAGATTCAAAGCGTTTGGAGCATGCGTACATGAATTCGGAAGCAGTAGTCCAATTGAATGGGTTGGAGGAGATGGACTACGTGAATACTTTTCTGGAGTCGACTGGGGACGAACCGCCGTGCTTGCGCACAACGCACAGTTCGATGCATCCATTATGGAGTGGGTGTACAACGCCAGACCAGCATTCATCTTCGACACACTATCAATGGCACGCGCTTTACGCGGCGTGGAAGTTGGCAACTCCCTTGCGAAGCTGGCGCTCGACTTTGGACTTGAACCTAAAGGAACGGCAGTACACAGCACCGACGGTTTGATCGACCTCACCCCTGAAATTGAACAAGAACTTGCCGAGTACTGCGCCCATGATGTGTACCTGTGCGAAGAAATTTTCAAGCGATTCTCAGCCGGTTATCCCAAATCCGAACTACGACTGATCGACATGACGCTCAAGATGTACACACGCCCAACACTTGAGCTTGACAGCAAGATGTTGATACAAGCACTATCAGAAGAAGGAGAACTACGTGAAGGATTACTTCAACGCCTCGGCATACAAGAGGCTGAGCTTGCGTCGAACCCGAAGTTTGCTGATGTACTTCAAAGCCTCGGGGTTACTCCCCCGACTAAGGTCAGTAAAACTACCGGCAAAACGGCGTTCGCTTTTGCCAAGAACGATGCCCTCTTCCAAGCGTTACTCAATGGTGAACGTGAAGACGTTGCCCTCCTTTGTGAAGCACGCCTTAAAGTTAAATCCACGACAGAACGAACGAGGGCACAGCGATTTCTTGACATCAGTCAGCGCGGCAAACTACCGGTTCCGCTATCGTATTACGGTGCTCTCTCGGGCCGCTGGACGGCAGCAAAGGGTAGTGCCATCAACATGCAAAACCTCAAGCGCGGAAGTTTCCTACGCAAAGCAATTATGGCTCCCGAAGGCTACCAGCTCGTCGTGGGTGATCTCTCACAAATTGAACCGCGAGTCCTCGCGTGGCTTAGTGACTACCACGAGATGCTTGACATCTTCAGGGCTGATGGTGACCCTTACGCCGCTTTCGGTGCACAGATGTTTAACATACCCGGACTCACTAAGGTCAGCCACCCAGACTTGCGACAGTCTGCTAAGAGCGCGTTACTTGGTTGCGGGTACGGTCTCGGCTGGGCTTCGTTTGCGTCCCAGCTTCTTGTTGGCTTCCTTGGTGCGCCGCCTGTCAGGTACTCTAAGGACTTTGCCAAAGCACTCGGTGTAAGTTCTGAGTACGCAAAAGAGTTTGCCAAGTGGGACGGCAACGACACCAAGCTATTTGACATCCCCCACACTTGTTCTGATAAAGATTTGCTGGTGCATGCCCTTGCCGCCAAGGCAATCATAGACACCTACCGCCAGACCGCTTGGCCTATTGTGTCGATGTGGGGGTTGTTCAGTGAGCTTATACACAGATGTTTGTATATGGGTAAAGAGTACACCTACAAGTGTTTGACATTCCGCAAGGGTGAGATAGAATTGCCAAACGGAATGAAACTTCTGTATCCCAACCTGCGTCTTGAACAAGGTGACAACGGCAAACCGCAGTGGGTGTACGGCGAACACGCAACGAAACTATACGCAGGTAAGATAACGAATAATGTGACGCAAGCGCTTGCCAGAATCGTGATGACGGATGGCATGTTGAGGGTAGCGAAGAAGTACCCCATCGCTGGCACAGTACACGACGAGTTGATCGCCGTTGTACCGGATGAAGAAGTTGTTGACGCGAAGACTTGGGTCTTGGCGCAAATGACTATGGAGCCGAGTTACATGCCGGGGATACCTCTGGCCGCTGACGGTGGTGCACACCGTAGGTACGGGTTAGCAAAATCATGAGGAGAAGCACATGAAGATACCCAAGAAAATAACAGTGGGCACCAAGACCTACGCAATCATCAAGGTCAGGAAAGCAAAGACAAAGAACACCCTTGCCGCGATTGACTATCAGCACGGCATCATCTGGATGGCAACACACGACATGCAGGACAACAGGCTAGGCAACGCAGAGATGACTGACACGTTCTGGCATGAGTTGACGCACGCAGTACTTCACGACATGGGGCACGACCTGTGTTACGACGAGAAGTTTGTGACAGCGTTTGCCAACCGCCTATCCCTATCTGTGGACTCAGCCCAACTATGAAAAAGCTAGCATGGTCACACTCCTCCCTCAAAGACTTTGAGGGTTGTCAGCGCCGCTACCAAGAAGTCAAGGTACTCAAGAACTACCCGTTCACAGAGACTGAAGCAACGCGGTACGGCAATCAAGTCCACGAAGCATTGGAGTTGTACGTCAAGGAGGGCAAGCCAATACCTCCTGCGTACGCACAGTTCCAACCTGTGGTGGATGCGTTGCTGAATAAGTCTGGCCGTAAGCTGGCAGAGTACGAGATGGCGTTGACCACAGACCTATTGCCAACGAAGTGGAAAGCGGATAACGTATGGGTGCGTGGTATCGCAGACCTGTTAATTGTTGATGACGAAAACCTGACCGCATGGGTGGCAGACTACAAGACCGGCAACAACAAATACCCAGACCGCGATCAGCTTGTGCTCATGTCTATCATGGTGTTCGCACACTTCCCCCACATACGCAGGGTTAACTCTGCGTTATTGTTTCTTGTAAAGAATGACATTGTGAAAATGACAATGACCGCAGACGATGCAAAGAAACATTGGTGGAGCTACCGTGAACGCTACGCTCGGCTAGAAGCATCTTTTGCAAACGATGTTTGGAACCCAAATCAAACGCCTCTGTGCGGTTGGTGTCCGGTGAAAACATGCGAGTTCAATCCAAAACACTAAGGAACACTCATGCCTTATAAAAATCCAGAAGACCGTGCGTCGTACGCCAAGTACGAACAGAAACCAGAGATCATTAAAAAACGAGCCGCTCGAAACAAAGCACGCGCAATGCTTATGAAAGAAGGACTCGTACACAAAGGAGATGGAAAAGATGTCGACCATAAACAACCCCTATCTAAAGGCGGGACTACAAAGCGCAGCAATCTCAGTGTCAAGTCCGCTTCAAATAACCGCAGCTTCGCACGGAAGTCTGACCACAGCATCAAGTAACGGGGTAGTGAGAGCGAAGCATTTTATTGACAGTGAAGTCACAACTGCAATGCTTGAATCCGATGCGTTCACTATCCCTGTCAGCAGACTAATTGATGTGTGGGTAACACGTTTTGGAAACAAGTGGATAGACATAGAAACTTTAGAGGGCGATGAGTTCTTTAACAGTGCGTTCAAGAGACTTAAACAACTCGGAGAAGTTGAAGTCCATTTTTTAACAGACAGAGCGCGGTACGTGTGCCGCATGCCAGAGCAATAACAGGAGAAGCAAATGGGAAGAATGAAAGACTTAGGTCAACAACTGCAAGACAAATTAGATGCTTACGCTAACGCAGCACAAGGAGCACGAAATGCAGGTATGCAGAACATGGGCATGCAAGCAGCACAGAATCAAGCAGCACAGAATGTGTATGGGGGAAGACTAGTAAAACAAAGATCACAAATAGAAAGCAACATGCGCGGCGTAGACGACCCCAACAAACGTGAAGCGTATGCCATCCCACTATCAAGACTGGTAGATATGTGGCGTATAAAGTTTGAGGATAAGTGGGTAGACGTGTCTGAGCTAGACGAAGAGTTCTGGTCGGACGCATCGGGAAGACTCCACAGAAACAAACTCATGGAAGAAGTCGAGTTCAATGGTAGCAACACGCCGTGGGCACGACTGAAGGAAGATGCTTAATGGAGATCGTTGACAACAAAGCGCTGATACTGCGCACACGCGACCCAAACAAATACAGCATCATTCCAAAACACAAGGTACTCAGCGAAGAAGATGGCATCTATCAAGTTGCTGTGTACTGGGGACTTGATGAGAGCAGAGTGCTGAAGAACCTCGGTGTCAAAGATGTACCGTCTCCAATCAAAGGACGCTATGGTTGGCCGGGCAAGTACAAGCCTATGGCTCACCAGATTGAGACAGCGGCATTCTTGACACTGCATCGCAGAGCGTTCTGTTTTAACGACCCCGGCACTGGTAAGACGCTGTCTGCGTTGTGGGCGGCTGACTACTTGATAGAGCGTTCAGAAGTTCGCAGAGTGTTGGTGTTATGTCCCCTATCAATCATGCACAGCGCGTGGATGGGCGACATCATGAACAGCACCATGCACAGAAGCGCCATTGTTGCTCACCATCAA